GTTGCTGCGATGATGAAGTCTAACTCTGGCAAGCTGGAGTTGATTGCCCGTATCTTTGCTGAGACAGGCGTTAAGAGCTTGTTTAGAGGCATTCTGCATCTGTTGGGCAAGTATCAGGATAAGCCGAAGATTGTCCGTATGCGTGGCAAGTACGTGCAGTTTGATCCTCGTACATGGGCTAATGAGTACGATGTATCCGTTAATGTTGGTCTGGGTTCAGGTGACCGGGATCAGAAGCTAACGATGCTTCAGATGGTTCTTGCCAAGCAGGAGCAGATCATCCAGACCTATGGCCCATCTAATCCCCTTGTTTCTGTTGGTCAATACCGTAACACGTTAGCAAAGTTCATTGAGGCTGCTGGTTTCAAAGATGCTAATGCTTTCATGAACGAGATTACGCCTGAGATGGATGCCCAGTTGTCGCAGCCACAGCCACCTGCGCCAGATCAACAGGCAGAAGTGGCGCAGTTGTTGGCGCAGGTAGAGCGTGAGAAGACACAGGCTAAGGCGCAGATTGATGCTGCTAAGTTGGATCTTGAGCGTCAGAACCTAGAGGCTGAGTTCACCCGCAAGGGCATCGAGATGCAGATGAAGAACCAGAAGGATCAGGCTGACATTCGCATTAAAGAGGCGCAGTTAGCAGTTCAGCAATTGCAAGCGGTATTGGCAATGGACTTGGCTGACGAGGATAGCCGTAACCGTCAGGCTGAGATTGTCTTGAAGGCTATTAAAGAGCTAGGGAGTCTGACAGGTGGATAAGGCACAGTGGGCTTCTAACTTGATTATGGAGCCAATCTTTCAGGAGATGATGGAAGATCTCCGAGGCAATGAGCTTAACAAAATTATAAACAGTACCTATGGTGAGTTAGAGCTTCGTGAGGAGGCTTATATCCGTCTTAGGGTACTAGATTCAATTGAATCACATCTTGAAAGCATGGCTGCTCAGAAGATGATGGACGAAAAAAGGATTAAGATTTTGTAACCCGAATCGGGCGGTTCCCGATATAATTTAGGAAACAACACACATGAGCGATACTCCAAACACGACTCCTGAGGGAAGTGGAGAGTTGACGGTAGAAGGTGCAGCTAACGCTTTCTTGAGCATGATGAATCGAGAAGATGGCTCCGAACAGGAACAACCAGAATCCGCTTCAGAAGCTAACGAAAGCGAGGCCGAATCTGATGAGTCTTACGAGTCAGAGGTAGAACAAGAAGATGACGATGGTGAGCAAGAGGAACCTCAGAGGTATCGTGTCAAAGCCGCTGGCGAAGACAAAGAGGTAACCCTTGATGAGCTTATCAAGTCTTATCAACTTGGCACTGATTACACCAAGAAATCGCAAGCCGTAGCTGAGGAACGCAAGGCGGTTGAGGCCGAACGTCATGCAGTTCAAGAAGCCAAGGCATTGCGCGATCAATACGCGCAGCAGTTGGGGATCATCGAACAGATGTTGAACCAGCCGCAACAAGCAGAGGATTTGGATTACCTGAAAGAGACTGACCCTATCGGTTATGCCGTAAAGGTCGCAGAATTGTCTCAGAAGGAGAAGCAGTTAGCACAGGTTCGCGCTCAACGAGAGATGATCTCTCAGCAGCAAGAATATGACAGGCAGCAACAGATGAGGCAAATGATAGCCACTGAATCTGAGAAGCTAGTTTCTGTGTTACCTGAGTTTGCTGATCCGTCTAAGGGCGAAGTAATCCGTAAGGACATTCGCACATACGGTAAGCAGATGGGATTCTCTGATGATGAACTGGCTAACGTATTTGATTCACGAGCCGTTCTGACGTTATACAAGGCGATGCAGTACGACAAGTTACAGTCTGCAAAGCCGGGGATTACTAAGAAGGTTTCAGAGGCTCCGAAGGCTATTAAGCCGGGAGTATCTAAGCCGAGGGATAGTAATTCTGAGGAAATTAGGAAACTTAAGTCACGGGCTAAATCCACTGGTAGTGTTAAGGATGCGGCTAATGTGTTTGAACGCTTTTTATAAGGAATTGAATCATGGCAATTTATAACGCCTACGACGCAATCGGTCTGCGTGAAGATTTGACCGACGTAATCTATGACATCTCGCCTACTGAGACTCCATTCATGTCTTCGATTGGCAAGACCAAAGCTACTGCTGTTTTCCACGAGTGGCAGACTGACTCGCTGGCTGCTGCTACCACCAACAACGCTGCTGTTGAAGGTGCTGATGCTTCGGACGCAACTCTGTCACCTACTACCCGTCTTGGTAACTACACCCAGATCCTGCAAAAGACTATCAAAGTCTCTGGCACTCTGGATGCAGTGAACAAAGCTGGTCGTAAGTCGGAAAAGGCTTACCAGTTGGCTAAGGCTTCACAAGAGCTGAAGCGAGATCTGGAAACCATCCTCCTTGCTAACCAAGGTCGTTCGGCTGGTACAACTAACTCTACTGCTCGTAAGATGGGTTCGTTGCTGTCTTGGGTCAAGACCAACTCAGCCGTTGGAAGCTCTGGTAGCGATCCTACAACTATCGGTGTTTCTACACGTACTGACGGTACTGCTCGTACCTTTACCGAAGCCCTGCTGAAAGAAGTTGTGGCTGAAGTGTTTACTTCGGGTGGCGTACCTAAGATTCTGATGGTTGGCCCATCTGGCAAGCAGAAGGTTTCTAGCTTCACAGGTCTGTCTTCTTATCGTTACAACGTCAATGCTGGTGGCGGTGGTGCTGTTGGTGCTGCTACTATCGTTGGCGCTGCTGACGTTTACCTGTCGGACTTCGGTTCAATGAGCGTGGTTCCTAACCGCTTCATGCGTACCCGCGATGCTCTGATCCTTGATCCTGAGTACGCTGCTCTGGCCTATCTGCGTCCTTTCCAGACTATCGAACTGGCGAAAGCTGGCGATGCTGACAAGACTCAGGTTCTGGTCGAAGTTACGCTGGAAGTTAAGAACGAAGCTGCTCATGGCATCGTTGCTGACTTGAATATGGCACTGTAAAGAACTAGCCCCTGACCTTATGGTTGGGGGCTTTTCTATGAGGATTTATGGACTATAGACAACAGGTTGTTCATGCGGATGGTGACGGCGGTATTGTCATCGAGACTAAACAGGATGTTACTGAGATACTTGAAAGTAACAAACAAATTCTGGAGGCAGACAAGCAAAGAGCAGGAAATCTTAATGAATTGCACCATATAGCTCGTATTCCATTCACGGTCATTGATGACTTGAACAAGAAGGGGATAATGAAGGGCTTTGCAATAGTAGATGATGCGGCTTTTGCGAGTTGGCTTAATAGTTCCGATAATGCACAATGGAAAGTCTATAGGGGGACAGTATGATCGTAGGTGCTTGCGTACCAGCTAGGGATGAAGTTCACACATCGTTTGCTTTTGACTTTGCCAAGATGGTTGGCAGAGACTCAAGGCATAGATGCTCTAAAGAAGGTAATGGTCTAAAGCTCTATACGATGGCAGGAACGCTGATATTCGATCAGAGAGAGAAGCTAGTAGATGCTGCTCTGGCTGAAGGATGTGATGCGATTCTGTTTATTGACTCTGATATGCGGTTTCCGTCTGACACTATTGATATTTTGTTAAGCCGTGATGTGCCGATTGTTGGAGTTAATGCAGTAACAAGACGTAAGCCGACACTACCGACTGCGTTGAATCTACAGATTGAGAAGGATGAGAATGGCAAGATTATTCGTCATGCTTGGCATAAGATAGATTCGATGGGTAGGGAAGGCATAGAGCCTGTTACAGCGGTTGGTTTTGGTGTTGTGATGATTCGTAAGGAAGTCTTTGAGAAGGTTCCTAAGCCTTGGTTTGATGTGGGTTGGGGATCTAAGGGCATCATTGGCGAGGATGTACATTTCTGCATCAAAGCCCTAGATGCTGGCATTCAGACTTACGTAGATCATAGTTTATCTAAGCATATTGGTCACATTGGTACGTATGAGTATCGATGGGATGATGTAGAGGAAGGCGCTATAGAGGCGCACAATAACGGGAAATAGATATGGCATTTACGAGCTACAGTGACCTAAAGACTACGATAGCGAACTACCTAGCTCGTAGTGATCTAACCTCAGTTATCCCTGACTTTATCCGGTTGGCTGAGGAGCGTTTACGTCGTGATCTGAGAACCCGGCAGATGTTGGTCGTTGCTACGGCTGACACTGTTGCTGGTGACTCTACGGTTGGTCTGCCTACAGACTTCCTAGAGATGCGCGACATTCATCTAAACACCAATCCTATTGCTTCTCTGGCTTACGAGGCTCCTAATGCCTTCTACGCTAATACTAGAGCTACTGAATCTGGTCTGCCTAGAACCTATACGGTATTGGCTTCAGAGCTGCAATTCTCGCCTATTCCTGACGCTGCATATACGGCTCAGATGCTGTATTACGCAAAGCCTACGCTACTCAGTGATAGCAATACTAGCAATGTATTCTTGGCTAATTTCCCTGATGCGCTGTTGTACGCTGCTTTGGGTGAGGCTGAACCGTATCTAATGAATGACGCTAGGTTGCAGGTCTGGGCATCGTTGTATGATCGTTCTATAGCGTCTATTTCTGCTGCTGACCAGTCAAGTGAGTACAGCGGTCAACCGATGGCAATGTCTTATAACGTGAGGTAAATCATGGCAGAAATGTCAAACTATCTTGAGAATGCGCTGATTAACGCTACTCTCCGTAACACCAGCTACACAAGCCCTTCAGTTGTTTACGTTGGTCTTTATACATCTGATCCTACTGATGCTGATACTGGTACAGAAGTCTCTGGTGGCTCTTATGCTCGTCAGTCTGTTACCTTTGGCGCACCAAGTAACGGAGCTAGTACGAACAGTGCTGCGATTGAGTTCCCGCAATGTACAGCATCATGGGGAACCGTGACTCACGTTGGTATCCGT